CCATCGCCGCTTTTACCGCCGCCTGGCATACCGCGCTCAGGATGAACGTCGCGCCGGCTTTCGCCAGGTTTTCAATTCCGCCCTTTTGCTTCAGGTTAGCCGGCCTTATCGCATCCGCCAGCACGTTTATGCTCAGCGTCGGCTCTGCCATAAAGCTTGTGGCGATTTTCATCAGCGGGTTCGTGCTGCGCATATTGCTGCTCTTCACCAGGATGCTGTCGTATACCTGCGTCCGCCGCATCACTTCATTAAACCGGTCAGCCACCAGCTGCAGGAAGGCGTCGCTCTTCACGTCCATGCCTTTGTGCTTCGCGTGCTGTTCCATCTTGACCGCGGACCACATCCGCGTCCAGGTCATCCGGTCCATCAGCTCCGGCGCCTTTGTCAGCAGGTCGGATACCTTTTCATATGCGCCGCTCTTTGTTTCCGGTGTGATATAGTCTTTCGCGCTCTGGCCAAAGTTCATGTCAAACCTGCCCATGTTCTTGATCACGGCCACGCCGCTGTAGTCCATCATTTCCCGGTAGCTGCCCTTCCAGTAGATTGGATTCAGCGCGCCCGCCAGGTACACGGGATTGATCATCATTGCCGCCCGGATATAGCTCAGCGGCTGCTGCAGCGCCACGCTCAGGCTTCCGGCCACCGCGTTCTTCTTGAAGATGCTGATCAGCCGGTCCCGCAGCGTCTTGCGCTGGTCCTGCGTCACGCCGCCGTTCAGGTCCTGCAGGAATGTTTTCAGGTATCTCAGCGCTTCCTTGCCGTAGGCTTCCGTAAACATTACGCGCACGTTCCGCTTTGTCGCGTCTGCTTCGGTTTCTCCTTCCGTAAACTGGTAGTTCAGCACCTTGTTCATGTTTTCAATCGCCGGCGCCATTGTGTTGTAGTTGATCATTTCCACGATGTGCTTCACCGCGTCGTTTGTAAAGTTGCCGATCACCAGCGCGTTCTTCGCCATGTGCTGCCTGCGTTTGCTCCAGCTCTTGTGCGCCGCCCGGTTCTCATCCGTTCCGGATATGCCCCGGTCGCTCCTTACGCTCTTCACGCCGTCCCAAACCTTCATCGGGAAGTAGTAACTTTCTTTGTACTTCTTAATGCCGTACATCCGCATACTGGCTTCGTTGCCCAGCGCGCTCATTTCGTTGCTCAGGAAGCTTACCATGCCCTCCATGTATTCCTTCTGCTGGTCGGTCATCTGCGCGGCCATGGCTGCAATCTCTTCGTCCGTTACGCGGATCGCGCGCTGCTGCTTCCGCTCATGCCGCAGCCGGCCCTTCTGCTCTTCCTCTGTTTCGAAATAGACGCCGCCTTTGGTCAGGTGCTGGCTCATCTCCGGATTGGTTTTCTGCTCACGCTTCCAGATGGCGTACAGCTCCATCATGTTTTCAATGCTCAGCTCTGTCTTCCGTCCGCCCAGCGTTACGGTATAGGTTTTGTCCGCCCATTCCTTGTAGTTGGTTTTCTTTGCCAGGCTGTCCAGGTAGTCCTTCGCTTTCTGCGTTTCCAGACCGTTCCGGTTCTCGCTCTGCTCCGTGTCTTTCCAAAGCAGATCCATGCCGCGGTTTAGCAGGTTCTTGAAGAAGTATACCGGCGTCGTGTTTCCGGAAACAATCATGCTCTTTGCGGCTTTGATCGCCTTGCTTCCGCGCCCTTCCAGCTCGCCCTTGAAGCGGCTGCGGCTCATGTCGTTACTGATAATCGTCGCCACGTCGGAAACTTCCATCCGCCGCTCCCAGAAGCTCAGCGTCCGCTCCGCGTTGATCACGTTGGTAATGGTAATCACCGCTTCGTTGATGCGGTCCAGGCTGTTCCGGAAAGCCTGCAGGTTTGTGATCACGTCTTTTCCGGTGCTGGCGTTGTAAAATCCGATGCCGTCCTCCAGGTCCGCCAGCGCTTCCGCCACTGCCGCCTGCGCTTCCTCGTCGTCAATCATCCGCAGGTCGTCAATGCTGAAGATCCCGTCCTGCTGGTTCATAATGTCCAGCACGCGTTTGGTTTCCCTCAGATCCTTCGCGCTGAATCCGGTAATCTTCCGGTTCGCCAGGTCGTTTTCCGTAATCAGCCCCAGCATATACCTGGCCAGGCTCTTCATGTGTTCCGGTATGTTTTTCTGGTCCGTTTCCGCAATCAGCAGCTTCCGGATCCGCCCGTAATTTGTCGTGATCTTCTTGCGCAGCTGCATATTGCTGTCCATCATCTCACGCACGTTCTTGTCCCGCTCTATGCGCTTCTTCCACTTCTCCTGCTCCTCCAGGATCTTCTGCGTGTTCTCGCTCTTCAGCTGTTCAATTAGCAGGATCCGCTCCCGCTTCCACTTCGCCGCTTCGCTCTGCTCCGCCAGGTCGTTGAAGTATTTGATGGCGTCCTGAATGTCCCCGGTCAGCTTGTTCGCGCTCTTGCTTGCGCTGGCTCCGGTTTTCTTCAGCCGGCCGATCAGGCTGTTGATTTCCTCCATCGCCTGTGCGCTGCTCTTCGCTTCGCCGCTCAGCTCCTGCACAAACTTCAGCGTGTCCTTGATCACCTTCAGGCTCTTCTCGTCCGTCACAATCTCCGGAATCAGGTCCCGGGCTGCTTCCAGTATTGCCGTGCTTACGGCCATGGCGTCCTCGTCGCTTCCGTATGTCCGGCCCGTCGCGTTCTTTTCGCTCCGGATTACGTTCAGCAGCGCGTCCAGCTGGTTGCCCACGTTTTCGTCCGGTTTCAGGGAAGGAATCAGCTTGCAATAGGTGTCTTCCCATTTGCTGTCCAGCGTCGCGCTTCCCCTGTCGCTGATACGGATCCCCGTGCCGGCCAGCTCCATCCTTACGTCCTTCAGCGTCCGGTGCTGTCCTTTCAGCTCCTTCATCTGCAGCGGGCTGAGCACAATCGTGCTGCCCTTCAGCTCGTTGATGATATAGCTGTCGTACTGCTGCCGGATCTTGCCGACGATCATGTCCGCCAGCTCCTGCGTGTTTTCAATGTCGAATTCGCCCTGCTTCATCTTCAGCGCGATCAGTGCCAGCCGGTTTTCGATAATGTCCGTTTCCAGGTCGCTGGCCATGTCCTTCTTCAGCTTCAGCGCGATCTGGTGCATCCCCTTCTGGTTAAACTGCTGCCGGATCCGCAGCACTGCTTCCGCGTCGCCCAGGCTCTTCAGCCGTTCCGCCCGCTCCGCCATCTCCTTTGTCACGTTGTCCAGCTCGCTGATCATCGCCGTTACGGTTTCCTTCAGATCCTCCGCGGATCTGCCCGTCACCAGGTCATTCATCATGCTGCTCTGCTGATACATCCGCTTCGCGTATCCCTTGTCGCTGGTTACGCGGACCATCTCCTGCGTCAGCCGGTCCATACGGTACTGGTCGTTCTGCTGGATGTTCTTCAGCCTCAGCAGCTCGCTCCGGTCAAATGCGCTTTTGTTGTTCTTCGCTTCCAGCGCCCGGATCCGCTTCCCCCGGTCGTCAATCTTAAACCGCAGCGCGTCAATCTGCCCGTTCAGCTCCTTGAACTGCTTCAGCATCACGCGCTCCTGCTCCGTGTTCATATGGAATTCGTTCAGGCCCATCATAAAGCGCTTCACGTCCATGTCCGGCGCCTGCGCCACGGAGTACTGCGTCCTTACATCGTCCAGCGGATGCGCTGCCTTGTACCGGCGCACATATTCCTCCGCGGCTTCCCAGCTTTCCGGCAGCTCCCAGTGGCTTCCGTCATAGTTGTTCAGGATCCGGTTTGCCGCGTCCATGTTGAACGTGGGCTGTACCAGCCGCTGCGGCGCGCCTTTCCCGTCGTTGTCGTACATCCTAAAGTCAATCAGCGTCTTCCAGTATCCCGTCCGGATATTCGTGCTACGCTGGTCCGTGCCTTCCGGCAGGCTGAAGCTTCCGTCCCCGTTGTCCACCAGGAACTGGCTGAACTTCGGAACAATCTTCTCCGCTTTGCACATTTCCAGGTACTTCCGGGCGTTGTATTCGCCGTTTTTGCTGAAGTCCCAGTAGCTCAGCGGGTCAAGGTTGCCGTCCGCTTTTTTGATTTTCAGGCTTCCGTCCTCGTTCCGTCCGATAATGTCATATTCGTTCTGGCTGGCTGTATAGTCCTTGTATGCGTCAAGCCCGCGCATCTTCTTCAGCTCGTTCTCGCTCCAGCCGCTCTTGTGGAACGGAATAATGAAGTCAATCCGGTTGTCGCCCATGCACGTAATGATATGGTCGTCGTTGATGCCCACGATGATCGTGCCCACGTTTTCCGGATACGCCTGCCGCAGCCGCATGGCTTCGTCAAAGTCAATGCCTTCGTCGTTGTCCATGATCAGGTTGCCGTGATGGTCCACGCCCACGCCCTGTCCTTTCAGGCTCAGGTTGATTTTGATGCCCGTTGGCCCGAATATCCACGCGAATTCCGGCACCTTTGTGTATGCCTGCGCGGTCAGTCCCACGGCCTTCATGTCCATAACGGCCTGCATCATGTCCAGCATATGGACCACTTCAAAGTCGCTGAAGCTCTGGATGCGCAGCCCGCCGATGCGCTTCAGGTAATTGATCGTGTCCTTTCTCATGCTGCGGATATCCCCGCGGTAGTCCGTCCGCTGCTGCACCAGTTTCGGGTTGTTTACGCCCTTGTTGTTCATCGCGGCCACAAAGTCCATGTACGTCTGCGGGTGGTCCTTCTTCAGCTTTTCCAGCCCGTCGCTGGTTGTCACTTCGTCCACTTTCGGAATATATTCGCCCTTGTATTCCGCCAGCCATTCCTCTGTATATGTCCCCAGATGCCGCCGCCGGCTCTGCACATAGCAGAATCCGCACGGGGTTTCCAGGTCCATGTCCTTCATGATGTTATACAGGTCAATCAGGTCCTCCGGCATCAGGATCGTGTTGGGCATCATGTGCTGCACCAGGTTAAACGTGCCGTTATACAGCCGCGTCTTTTTGCACATGGTGCTGGCGTCCAGCGTCTTCTTGTATACGTCGCCGTTGTCCTTCAGGAATTTCTTGCTCCGGTCCGCCACATAGTCGTAACGCATCCGGTCCGCCGCTATCCGCACCGCGATGCTGTCCAGGTCGCGGATCCATTTGTCAATCTGTTCCTCTGTATATCCGGCTTTCTTCAGCGCCTTGATCATCTTGCTGCGCTCATGCAGCTCTGTGTAGCTGCTCAGGCTGAATTCCGTTTGCGCCACGGTGTTCCCGGGCAGCAGCGTCAGCACGGGATTGCCGTTCTCGTCAATCAGATCCACGGGGCTGTCGCCCTGCTCCACGTTCAGCGCTTCCCCTTCCGCCGCCTGCTCCACGGAATACTTCACATCCGGATTGTCCGGATCCAGCCGCTTGCTCAGCGGGATCAGGTTGTTGTTCTCGTCATAGGTCACCGTCAGGTTCTTCAGCCCGCGCACCGGTGTTCCCCGCGTGCTCTTCGCATAGGCCAGCGTGATGCCGCCGCCCATTGCCTGTGCTGCAGCCTTTGCTGTTTCTCCTTTTCCGACAACGTTGTCAACGAATACGGGTATTTCATTTCCGAATGTGTCATTTATTTTTCGGAAGCCCATTTCTTCCGCCACAGGTCCTTTTTCTCCGGCCTGCTTTGCCTTAAACCTGCTCTGCCTTGCGTCGCTTTCCAGCGCAATCAGCACCGGCCTGCCTGTCGCTTCGCTCAGCGCCCTGGAAAGCACAAGCGTATCTGTTTCAAATTCTTCGCGCTGTATTACTTTTCCGCTGCTCGGCGGCATCGGGATCAGCACCGCGTTGTCCGGCACATACGGTGCCATGCTTTCCACGGCCGCTGCGATTGCGTCACCGTACTTTTCCTTGATGCTTTTCGCAATCTCCCTGTGCTGTCCGGCATATCCGTGCGGCGCCCGGAACGCGACAATGCCCTGGCTCCGCGCCAGCTTTTCAATCAGCATCCCTTCCGCCTTTTTCAGATCTCCCTGTTCCACCGCGTCAGCATATGCCTTGTCAAGCTCCGCGTCATCCCACTTGCTGTAGTAATACTCCCGGTTCAGCGCTGTAAACTTGCCGTTTCGGATTACCTGCGTCGCAAACCGTTCAATCGGTTTTCCGTATCCGGTGTCATATATCTGCCCGAAATTCCGCTTTGCATCCTCTACATCCTCCGCGTTTTCCCAGTAGTCCTCCGTCATCAGCTCCGCATCTTCATCCCATACCCGCTGCCATTTCTCCGTATCCTGCTGCAGCTCATACAGCGTCCTCAGGTCCGCCTTGCTGATTTTCCGGATCAGCTTTGTTTCCGCGTCGTCATGCGCCGCATAATCCACCCGTCCGGTATCGGTGAATTCAATGCCGAACATAATGTCATTCTCGCCGATGCCGTACTTCTGCAGAATCAGGTCCCGCGCCTGGTTGTTCATCTGGATATGCTTTGCCGCCTGCCCCTGCAGCGCTTCCCGTTCCGCCGCCTGCGCCACGGAGTGCTGAAGATATTTACTGTCTTTGTTTTCTCTTCTTTCAACATTTAGTTTGTTCAGCACGTCAATCGGTAATAGATGCGCAAATGAATCCTTGACGTCATTCAGCGCTTTTGCTATACTGACTGTTGGAGCAGTTAGTAATAGGCTATTTGCCGATTTGCTGGCCAATTTGGCGCCTGCTCCTCTTTTAATTGAATCAAGGACATCAATGTCTTCCATTTGGTTTGTATATCTGTTAATTCTGAAAGCTGCATATACAATTCTCCCGTCGCTCTTATATCCTGCTCCGAGAAGTGTATATGATCCTATCTGTCCCTGTTCTCTTCCACTTGATGTGTTGATCAATACAGATTGATTGATCATTTCACCTATATGTTCTACTACCAGTTCAAAATTATTGTTTTCTTCATATGTATGTCTTAATCCGTTTTTGTTGATCCTGACGTCTGTACCTGTATCTCCCACATGTACATAGAACATTCCGTTTTTTGTCTGTCCGACTGTTGCAGCATTATTGACACCAGCATTGAGTACAGCTTTTCTTGCTGCGTTCTTATCCATGCTTCTTGTGTTAATGGCATTTTTGCTAAGGTCTGTCAGCACAATAGGATCTTTTTTAATGAGATTTGCATATGTGAAATAATCGTTAAACAGTTCCGGATTCTTCAGCGCTTCTGCCAGGTCTATTGTTTGTTTTCTTTCCGTTACACTTAATTGTTTTGTTTCCGCTGTTTCTGTTCCTTCTTCTTCTTTTCCCAGCGCTTCCTCCCGCGCGCTCAGCCAGCGCTTCGCAATCTCTTCCGTCTGGTTCCGCAGCAGCTTTGCTTCTTCGCTCAGGCTGTCGTCAATACCCTTCAGCGCTTCGTTTACCCGCGCAACAATATTCCTCACGGCTTTCCGCACGTTTTCATACAGCCCCGGGTTCTCCTTCGCCAGCTGGTTCTTGATTTCGTTGCTCGTCAGAATACCCTCTGAGCTCTTCGCTACCAGCTCCGCCATCGCGTCGTTGATGTTCAGGGTGGTAATGGTACTCTGTTTCCCTGTCCTGGCCTTTTCCTCCGTCCGGACCCGTTCCTGGTTCCGGATCGTGTTCATCAGCGCGGCTTCCACGTTCATGCCGTTCTTCCGCAGGTTGCTGATGATAAACCCGCGCAGCTCGTTGTATCCCTCCCAGCTGTTGTGCTCCAGCCAGTGGGTCATCTCATGGGCCAGCGTCGCCATCATGCTGTGGTCCCGCCATTCTGTGGACGCCACATTGATCACAATCTGGCCGTTTTCGCCGATCTCCCAGCCGTTGACCATCTTCCGGTCTTTTTCGTTGATAAACTCAACCTGGTTGCCAAACCTCCGCGCAATCTCCGCCACCGCGCCCATCTGGTTCCGGGTGTTTCTGTTGAACTGGCTGATTTTCTCCTGCCACGCGCTGGTCCCGTACTGCGTTCCCTCAAAGGTTGCGGTTCCTTTGCCCGGCGTCACCTTCGTCTGGTCATTCAGCCGCAGCTTTTCGTTCTCCATGAATTCAGCCCGCGCCGCGTCATACAGCTTCTGCGCGGATTCACTGCTCATGTTCGTGTCCGGAATCTGCTCGTTCTGCGTCATTGCCGCCAGGCGGATCCGCATCGCGTCGTCCACAAACGTCTTGCTGTTCTTCGCCTGCTCGTCGCTGTCCAGGATCTCCTTTGCCTGCTGCGCGTATTCCTCGCTGAAGATGTTGCTGCTGTACTTCGCCATGTAGTCAACGGCTTCCGTGCTGCTGTTCGTGTTCCGGATCGCGCGGTTCACTTCCGCGTCCGCTGCGCTTGTTCCGGCTACCTTGCTCCGCGTCATGTTCTCCAGCCGGCTGATGGTTGCGTCCTGTTCGCTTGTGTTCTCTTCAATGGATGTGATCAGGCTCTTCCAGTTGTTTGTTACTTCTTCGCCGGCTCCGGTATTGTATTCTTTCCACAGGTCAATGGCGCGCTCATCCTCCGCCAGAATCTGCATGTCCTCTTTGCTCAGCTTCTCGCCCGTCAGGATATTCTCGCTGATGATGCCAGCAAACCGGTCCGCCATATCTGTGGTCATGCCCTTCTGAATCAGCTGGTCACGGACCTGCCGCTGCGCCGTTTCCTTGATCACCGCGCTGCGCTGCTCGCCCACTTCCATATAGATTTCCTGATACAGCTTGCCCACCTTGTAGTTGCTCGGTTTCTTTCCCTTCTGCTGCTGTTCCTGGATTTCCGTTGCCAGTGCCCTGGCTTCCGTCCCTGGTTTCATCTGCAGCCCCAGCTCCACCAGCTGGTCCGCGCCGCTTTTCCCTTTATAGTTGTTCTCTGCGCCCTGTATCTGCTGTCCCTGCTGCTTTGTCGCCTGCTGGTATTTCTGCGCGTTGAACGCTGCTCCCACGCTTCCGCCCAGGAATCCGCCCATAGCCTGGCTTACCACGTTCTCCCGGTATTCCCTTACGGCCTGCGCGTCCGCTTCATAGATCGCCCGCTGTTTATCCGCCTTGTCAATCTCTACCCATTTGCCGTCCTTGTAATATCCTCCGGCCATATAGATCTCGTCGCCGCGTTTGACCACTTCGTCCCGGCCACGGACCCATCCTTTGATTTTCTCGCCCACTGTCGCACCGGTATATTCCTCCGCCGCTTCAGACAGTCCGTTAAAGAATACGTCGATATACCAGCGTCCGGTGTTGTTCAGCATCGTTTCATACGGCAGCATTTCCTCCGCGGTTTCCAGTGCCGCGTCCAGGATGCCCAGCCCCACGGACGTGTTGTAGTCGTGCGTTTCCGCCAGATATTTATACGTGCTTTCCTGATAGATCTGCAGTCCGAACCGCGCAAGTCCGTAAACCTCCGCGGCTTTATCTGTCAGCCCGGATGCCATGGCCATCTTCGCGTTGATCATGTTCCGGACCACGCTCATGCCGCTCTGGTATGCGTTTGCCGCAATCTTTCCGTATCTTTCCCCGACATCTTCTATGATTTTATTGGATACTTCTGTCTGCAGCCTTTCAGCCTGTTTTGCCGGCGCATACCATGCGCTGTTTGGGTTGTCCACGCTTTTGTCGCCCAGCCAGCCGGCCACAGTCCGCGGGATTGCCATATAGGTGTCCGCAAAATTCATTCCCTGTATCGCAAGGCTGCTCAGGAACGGATAGGACCTGGCTGTTTCCGCCGTATAGATTTTTTCATAGGCACCGTACCGGTCCTGCAGGTAAGGCATCAGCCCGTGCAGGAACGCTTTTGCTTCGTCATATTGCCCGCTGTTGTAATAGTCGTTGAAGATTTCCTTCTCTTCCTTGTTCATCAGCGCAGCATAACTGTATTCAGATGTGACCGGTTTATCCTTGTCTTCCTTGCCGGCATACCAGCCGTGATATTCTTTTCCTTTGTTGATAAAGGAATAAATCCTGTGCGGGTCGTCTGTCAGCACGCCATGTTCATAATAGTATACGTCGGAATACGGATCATCCCGGCCGCGGTCATTTTCCGGCACATAGCTTCCCATTGTCACCGCGCCCTGCTCGCTCATCAGGTCTTCGTATCCCTGCACAAACCGGATCCGCGCTTCCTGTTCATCAATCTGGTCTTGGTAATACCTTCCCAGAATATCCTGCTCTTCTATACCCGCGTCGTATCTCTGTGTATCCCACAGGATTTCCGCCTTCCGGGCCGCAAGCGGTGACGATGCCGTCAGCTCATGCAGCGTGCCGTTTTCCAGCCGGTCCCACAGGTCGTCCATTTCTTCCATGAACGCGTCCGTTTCCGCTTGTGTATTGATATCATACATCCGCTGGTCATAGCTTCCTTTCCCGTGAAGCGCATCATACAGATAGATATCATATTCATCTCTTGTCCGGTCGTCATAATCATCCGGACGTTTTTTCAGTGTTACTTCTTCATCTCCGTTGTTATATGTCAGTCCAAAGTTGTCCAGATTCTCATATCTGCCAAGTTGGTTTTCAATCTCAACCAGCTCCAGCCGTTCCTGCTGCAGCTCTTCCTCTGTCTTCTTTGGCCTGGTCCGGTTCAGCTCGTCCGTCCGGTAGCGCTTCTGCTCGTTTGCCTGTTCCTTCAGTCCCTTATATTCTTCCAGCTTCTGCTGTTCCGCTTCCAGGTCAAACGGGTTCTGGCTCACATACTGGTCCACGTTCCGCATACTGACTATGTCATTGAAGTCCCTGTTGTTTGCGGGTCTGAGCCATGTACCCCTCTGTTCCTTGCTCAGCGCGTTATATCTTTCCGACGGATCCGTTGACCGGTTCATCCAGTCGTACAGTCCCATCAGGGAACGCTGCCGTCCGGCTTGCTGCCTGGATACTTCAGGCATCATATCCCTTACGGTTTCTGCCAGCTCCGGTGACCGTTTCCATTTTTCATACGCAGCCGCCTGCGCCTGCCTCATGTTCGCGTAACGCTGTTTGTTGTTCTCCAGCGTCGCGTTTTTCATATAGTCAACATATTCCGGAGAATTCAGGTAATTCTGCCATTCCTGCTCATATCTCCTGTTGATGTTGCCCACCTGCATCCGCTGATATCCGGCGCGCTGCCTGCTGTTTTCGACAATCGCGTCCTTCACCGCGTTGACGTATTCCGGAGAATTCTGCCACTTCTGCTGCTGTTCCTGCTGCCATTTCTGGTAATTGGCCATTGCCTGCCTGTGCGCGCCGGCACGCTGCCTGGTGTTCTCCACCACCGCGTCCTTCATCGCGCTCACATACTCCGGAGAATTCTGCCATTTCCTGTATTCTTCCTGAACCCGCTCGTTTGCATTAATCAGGTTCGTTGCAAGGTTATTGATTTTATTGGCAAAGCTGTTCTGCTTCTGTGACTGTTCATATTCAGCTTTAGTCATATACTGGCTCTTCTTGTTTGAACCTATGGCACTGCTGTTCGTGCTGCCCTGCTGCTGTGTACTCTGGACATTACTGTTTTTCTTTTTTCTGGACGCCATAATTTCATCCTCCGTTTATGATAATCAGATCAGGATCCGGATCAGCCGCCCTTTTTCTTCTTTGCCGCTTCATTCGCCGCCGCGTTAAATGTAATCGCGCCCAGGTTTTTCATGGAAATACCCGCCGCGTTTGAGCTGTCCACATAGTCCGTGTCTTTCACCTGGCTGCTCGGTACTTTTTTGTATGTTCCGTCTGCCTGTTTTTCATAGTAAGCTCCGCCCATGTCGCTGTAGTACACTTTTCCGTCTTCATTTCCCGTAACTTTGTCCGTGGAATTCTTTGTGTCCTTCTTCTGTCCGCTCGTCCCCACGGATACGTTTACCGTCGGCGCTACCTGTGCCATCAGCTTCTGCGCGTCCGCCATGCTCAGGCCAGCCGCCTGCAGCAGCTCCACGCTGGGCATATGTCCGGCTGCAAGGATGCTTTCCACATAGCTTGCCGCCATCTTCTGCTCAGCACTGAGCTTGTCCCATTCCAGGCTTTCATCAAACTGCCGGATATTCTCCTGCATATTCGCGTCAAACTGGTACTGCTTTTCCGCAAAGTCGCGTGCATCCTGCCACTTGCTGTAGTCCAGGTTCCGCTCTGTGTTGTACAGATCCGTATAATAATCGCGGTTATTCTGCCAGTCGCTCACCGCGTTCCGGTAATTGTTCAGGTCAATGTTCCGCTCATTGTTATAGATATCGGTATAGTAATTCCGGTTGTTCTCCCAGTCACTCATCAGATCCCGGAACGTGCTGTAATCAAAGTTGCGCTCCGTGTCATACCGGTCCGTCGCATAGTTGCGCTCATTCAGCCAGTCACTCACCGTATCCCTGTACCGGTTATAGTCGCTTTCGTCCGCGTTCTGCAGCAGATTGTACTGGTTATACTTGTTGTTCTGCTCGTTCAGCCACTGCTCATACGCCCGGTCCCGCAGATCCATGCCCCTGTCAAACAGCTCCGTCAGATTCTGGTCATACGCCTGCTGGGCTACCTGCTGCGCATAGCTGTTGCCGTATCCGCCGGTCAGCGCTGCCGCCTGTCCCATCGCGTTCAGGCTCGCCTGCTTGCCCCGCTGCGTATACTGGTCCGCGTACATTTTGAAAAGTTCGTCCCCGTTAAAGTCATATTTGAATTGTCCCGGGTTCTGTATCTGCTGCAGGATCGCGTCCAACTGGTCGCTATACTTGCTTGTGTATCCCTGCGGTTTGTTGTTGCTGATGTTGTCCAGCGCCGCCTGCGCCGCAATCACGCTTTCGCTGGGGGCATAGTTCGGTTTGTTGCCCTGCGCGTTTCTCAGCTCTTCCTGCGCCTGCAGCAGCTGCGCGCTTTCCTGATACGCAGGCTTTCCTTCCTGGGCCAGCTGCATCTGCTTCTGATAGGCCTGCGCTTCCGGTCCCATGGCGTATTCACTCTGCGCCTGCCGTTCCGGAAGCCTTCCGACCGGCTCGTTCTTTTCCGCTTCCGCCGCCGGCGTGCTGGTGGTTGTCTGCGCTGCCACCTGCTTCAGCGCCGCCATAGGGTTTTGCACCTGCACGCTCACATTCGGAATGTTCGTGTTTACGTTATTGTTTCCGGTGGTTCCCTTTGTAAACGTCTGGATCCCTGCCAGCGCGCCGTTTGTCTGTGATGTGTTGAGCCTTTGCTGTGCTTCCGCCGCTTTTTTCTGCTGCTCTGTCATCCAGTCCTGCATATTTCTTGCCTTGTTCGCCATTTTCCCCTGTCCTCCTTACATATTGTTCACGATGGTTCGTATATAATCTTCCAGCGTACTGTCCCCGATATAGATCTGGCTGTTCGCGCTGAATTCTATGGTGCTGTCCTTCCCGCTCGGGATGGTTTTTCCGGCCGCTTTCATAAAGCCCAGCTTGTTGCCGCCGGCATTGACGTATATCAGAAACTTCGCGCTTCGCAGCTTCGACGTGATCGTTACCGTTTCAAACGCGTCCGTCAGCGTCAGCGTAATGCTGTACTCCTGCTGGATGCTGAATGTCTTCCGGCTCCCCGGCAGGATATCCCCGCTGTCTGCGCTCAGCGTCACCGTGCTGCCCTGTGCCGTCAGCTGCCGCGTCAGGCTGTTGCTGCCGATGGCCGTATAGCTCTTCGTCACCGTGAACTTGCCGTATTCGCCCATGTCGTCGTCCGTGCCGCCGCTGTTCACCCGTCTTACTGCCAGCGTCCCGCTGGGGCTGTTATATGCGGAAACGCTGATGGTTTCCGTTCTCGTCGCCGTCCGTCCGCGGCTGTCCGTCGCCGTGATTGTGATCGTACAGGTTCCTGATACGGTCAGCAGGCCCGTCGTAAAGTCAATGCTGCTGCTGGAAACCGTCTTGTTGTAGTTGTTGCCGCTGTATCCGGCCAGGGATATGGAAATGCTGGATATCGTGCTGCTCAGCACGCCGCTGGCGCTCGTCTGTATCCTCACGCCGCACTTGTTCTGCACGTAATAGTTGCCGATGTTCGCGTATGTCGTGCCGCCGATGGTCCTTGCAATGCTCTTTGTCACCGTGCCGATTGTCGGGACCGCGCTGGCGGCTACCGCGTATGTCAGCCCTGTGATCGTATAGCTGCCGATTTCCGTGCTGCCGTTATACGTATAGACAATGCAGGTTCCGCTGCCCTTTGTCGCCGCGTTCGGGATATAGTTGCTCCAGCTCGCCGGGATGCTGATGCTTACGCTGCTCACGCCCGCTGCCACGTTCGTCAGGCTGGTTTCCATGTTCGTCCCGAAGCTCAGCTTGTACTTGTGCGTATAGCTGCTCTTGTCCGCGCTGATCGTCAGCGTCGCTGTATCGCCGCCGGTCAGCGTCGTCTTGTTCAGGCTCGCCGTGCTGCGCTTCAGGTAATTCGCCGTGACCGTGATATTGCTCGCCGGCATCGTGAAGGATCCGGAGGATATGGTCACGCTCGGGTTCGTTGTCCAGCCGTTGAAGTAGTATCCGGTCCCGGGCGTCTGGCTCACCGTTACGCTGGTGCCCATCACCGCGCTGTTCACGCTTGTCGTCACCGTGCCGGCCCCGCTCGGGCTTGTCGCCTTGGATATGCTGTATGTAATCTTCGTAAAGTTTGCCGTTACCGTGACGTTGCTCGCCGGCATCGTAAACTTGTTGTTTGTGATCGTCAGCGCCGGGCTGGTGCTGTAGCTGCTGAACTGGTAGCCTGTCGCCGCCACAGGCGTCAGTGTGATCGTGTCGCCGATACCCGCGCTGTTCACGCTGCTGCTCAGCGTACCGCTGCCGCTCGGGCTTACAGCCTTCGTGATCGTATAGGAAAGCCTGGCAAAGTTGGCCGTGATCGTCACCGCGCTGGATGGCATCACAAAGCTGTTGTTCGTGATCGTCACCGCAGGGCTTGAGCTGTATCCGGTCAGGTAATAGCCGCTGTTGGGCGTCGCCGTCAGGGTTACCGTCGTGCCGCTCTGCGCGCTGCCGGCGCTGGCTGTCAGTGTGCCGTATCCGTTTGTTCCGCAGGTAATGCTGAAGTTGTCGTATGCCGTTTCAACGGTTACCGTTGCTCTGTTCTGCAGCCTGGTATAGTCGCAGGTATCATATCCCTGTCCCGGCCTGGTGTTGTACATCTGCAGGTACAGTGTCTTGCCGATGAACTTTTTGCCGTTCGCCGCGCTCAGCGTCCATTCCTTGTGTGAAACGTCGGTACTCAGCGCCGGTATGCTGAAGGATTCCAGCAGTTTATAGTTGCCCCATCCCGCGCCGTCAACAATATACAGCTCCACGCCCAGCGCTTCGCTGAAGTTGTTGTACCATCTCGCTGCGCCGCTCTGCAGGTTCAGCGTGATCTTGGTCGGGTATTCGCCCGCCTGCATCGTTACCCCGATGGATACGGGATTTTTGAAATTCGTATACTGCCCGTTTGTACCTACGCTGCCCGTTCTTGTCGCCATGTCGTTCCTCCGCCCGTCAGCCGCCGATCAGTCCCATGCTGCCGTCCGTCATAATCTGCCAGGTATGGTTGCCCATCTTCATGCTCTTGGTCACTTCGCCCTGTGATATATGGAAAACGTTGTCCGTGAAGTATGCCATCTTTGTGGTCCCGTGCCAGAAAGCCAGCTCGTCCATCGTGAACGTCGCCGTCTTCCGGTCCGTGTTCAGGTACGGGTTCCCCTGTTCGTCATAGGCTGTCACGTTCTCGCCGATCGCAATGCCGTACTTCCCGTTTATTTCGTCCACCAGTCCGCTGAAGATATACTGGTTAATCCGCCGCTGAAAGCTTTCCGTGTCGTCCTCCAGCCCGGTAATCCGCTCCTGAAACTGGTACTCCTGCAGGATGCCCTCCGCCGTCGCCGTGATCGTGCTGCCCAGGTTCCTTTCATACTCCCCGAACTGGCTGCTCAGCGCCTGATAGTTGTCCTCCAGGTGTGTGCTGATCTCGTCCATCTCATGCCGCACAACCTCCGCGGTTTTGATGATCATGCTCTTCAGCGTCGTATAATCCTGCGCCTGCTTCTCCTGCGTGCTGCTGATCGTCTGCCGCGTCTGCGGGGCCATCTGCTCAATCGTGATATCCATCAGCGCCATGTTCAGCTTGTCGCTCATGGCGCTCAGGTACCGGTACACCTGCTGCAGCTGGTTGTCCTCTTTCCCGGTCAGCATCGGCGGATTGTCAAAGAACACGTTAGCCATCTCCGCCCACCTCCATGATCCGGCTCACGTCATAGATCTTCATGTCCCCGTGCCCCGTGATCTTGAAGCGCAGATGGTCGCAGCGCTTCGGTATCACCGGCAGGATAAACGTCCTCATCTGGTTCCCGTGCCGCTCGCCCATAAACGTATACATGGCGTCGTCGTTATACTTGATCCACAGCCGCATATACGCGTCCGGATCCAGGTACATCCGGATCTTAAACATGCTCAGGTACTTCGCGTTCCGGATCCGCGCCGGGCTGTCATAGCTGCTGCCGGCCGCATAGTTGACGCCGGTCAGCCCGAATTCCGCTGCCCAGTCAAAGTCTTCCTCCGCCGTGCCGCTGGTTCCGCGCACGCTTACCAGCGTATTGGCCGTTTCGTCTATATAGAAAAGCTCGTCGTCCACGCTGCCGAAACCCAGCGCCTTTGTATTGTCTTCCTTGTACCAGGTCCCGTATTTCGTGTCATAGTTGAACAGCCGCCAGTTGTTGTTGCCGTCCTTCATGCTGATGTAATACTTGTTCCCCAGCACGCCGGCCCGGGCGTCGCTGTACAGGATCTCGCCCAGCTGCGTGCTTACTTCGCTGGGCATGTTCCCGTCGTAAACCATCACCGCGTTCCGGGCCTTGTAATAGATGTTCTCGCTCACCACCTGCAGGCTCCGCCAGCATCCCTTCTGCACGCCCCGGGCCACGGTCGTCTGGATGGTAAAGCTGCTGGGGGTATTTCCGCTCACCCTGTGAATACAGTTTTCCTTAAAGAATACCGGGTATCCCCGCTGCGTAATCGCGCCGGTGAAAGGTCCGTCCGTGCCCACGCTGGCTGTGTAGCTGTCCGTACTCAGGCCCATAAAGCAGCTCCAGTTCCGGAAGTCGCCCAGCTTGCTGGCATAGATCTCGTTCACCACCACGTTGTCCACCAGACCGTACTTGCAGCCCCACAGCCGGTTATTGCTTTCACATACAAAGTCCAGCGCCGGCAGCGTAATGCCCGCCGTCACCGTCTGGTTCTTCAGCGCCGCCTGCGTCTGGCTCAAAAGCCCCGCTACCACGATATAGTCATTGCCCGCAAAAAATACAATTTTGCTGCCGTTCAGCGCCGTAATCTGCTCCGCCACGCGCGCCGTCACGCCGCTTGCCGCGTCCATTCCGGCTATGTCAATCACGTCGTATTCCTTCAGCCCGGCCCCGATGTTCGTGCTGCTGATCTTCACATACGTCGTTGCCACTTCCACCCAGTCCATCGTTGTCACGTTGTACTGCCGCAGCACGTCGTTGTCCCCGCTCTGGTCCATCCACAGGTCGCCGTTCCCGGGATTCGCCGGCGGATCCTGGCTGATGGTTATGCCCGTCATGTCATAGTTGGTTCCGTCGCCCCGGCACATGGACAGGCTGATATTGCTGCCGCTCTCGCTCCAGCTCCATTCCATGCTGCCGTAATCCGTCAGGTCCGCCGTGTTGAAGTACACTTTGTCCGGCCATATGCACACATACGCGCCGAAAGAAACAATCTTCTTCGGGCACATGCCCGCGTCGTCGCTCACCGTCAGCCCGGTCACTTCCATGTAATTCCAGTACACTTTTGCGCCCCGCACAAAAACCAGCTGGTCCCGCCCGTGTATCCCGGTCAGCGGCACGGGTGTGTTTCCCTCCGCGTCATAGCTGGTGATCCCGCGCTTCGGCCGCAGCGTCAAAAGCGGGTATCCGTTCCCGCTCAGGTTCTGCATATCATACATTTCGCCGTCGGCTATGATATCGTTATGGTTGTATCCCCGGAACGCGCTGGTCATGCTGATGCTCTTTGTTTCCGGTGTCAGCTGCGGCATATTTCTCATGGTTGTGTTCCTCCGCCTTTATATCCAGATCTGCCGGTTGCGCATCAGGGGCATCCGCTCCCTGTTCCACCAGTCCTGCATCTCGTTATATGCGTTCTCATACAGCGCCCGGTCATTGTTGTATTTTTCTGTTTCCTGGTTCAGTAAATCTATCTTCTGGTTCAGCCAGTATACGTACACCATGCCGTAAGGATCCGGTACCAGCAGCTCAGTTCCGCCGTCCGTGTCCGTGTCGTATTCCGGCAGCACTTCCTCTTCTTCCGTATGCTCATGCTTCAGCAGGATTTCCTTGTAGATCTTCTGGTCCAGCTCCTGCAGGAAAGCAATCTTCACCTGCCGCGTCATCATGTTCGGTTTCAGCTGGTCAGCCAGGTCCAGCACTTCCTGTATGTTCATCTTCTTCCTCCTTATAGCAAATAAAGACGGGGAATCCCCGTCTTTATGCCGGGTGCTTCCCGGTGATCATTAAACGCTCTTGTTCGGGATATGGTCCGCAAAGTCGTCCGCGGCCGCTTCCGCTTTCAGGCTGTCCTGCAGCACCAGCGCGATGGGCTTGAGCAGCGTCTGCATCTCGCCGTTGGCCGGAATCTGGAAACGCCGGTCATTCACGCATACATAGTAGAAGTTGTCTTCTCCCTTGGGCTTGCGTGGAACGATCATGGTAATCTCTTCGTCCCATTCGCTCGCCGGTTCCGCCGCTTCCGTCACGGGCGCTTCCTGCGCTTCGATCTCCTGATTGTTTTCCTTCTCGGCAGCTGCCTTGCTTTTCGTTGCCATATTGCTTCCTTTCTGCCCGTCCGTGGGCGATCCGTTTGTTCCTCCGCCGGCACGGGCTGCAGCCATGCCACTGCAGCCCGGCCTTCGGAGGTAATGAAGTATGAAAAGCTGTCCCTGTTCAGCCCTTCATCAGATCTTGACCAGGATGCCCTGATCAATCAGGTTCTGGATGGCGTCGGTCAGCGTAATGCTAGCGCCGCCGCTTTCAACGGTCACGCCCTTCACCACGCCGTTGGGTGTCAGCTGTACCTTGACGTTCTTGTGCAGAATCACCTTCGTGTCGTTCACGTTGGCCATGCACTCTTCCGTCACCAGGTACTTGTTATCGGCCTTGGTCTTCAGGTAAATCACCGCGTCCGCTTCGCCCATGGCAAACTTCTTCGTGCTGGCGTTTACCGTCACGCCGCCGGCCACACATTCGTATTCATCCACTTCATAGCCGCTCTCCAGCGTCACGGTCAGGGTCACTTCCGTGTCCTTCGCCACGCTGCTGTTGGGGCTGGCGCTGATGGATGTAACGCCGGCATCTCCGTACACCGTTACACTGTGCCCGTCAAACATCCGGAGGTTCAGCTCAAAATTCTTCATGGCTGTGTCCTCCTTCTGTTAGTTTTCGGTATCAGTGCTGCTGTAGGTGCTGCCGCTCCAAACGGTAACCATGCGCTCCGGATAGAGGATCTTCGCAGCAATTTCGAACTTCGTGCCGATGGTGCTGAACTGGTTCAGCGGTCCGCCAACCTGTTCCTTGGTCTTCACGATGGTTTCCATGCCGGATCCCTCGGGATCGACGACCCCGAAAGCGTCCTTGCCAAAGAACATGGTCTTGTAGGTCGCCACAGCGTCGCTGTCGTTGGTACTCTTGATGATCGGGGCAAGGTTGCTTTCGATGAAGCGCACGCCGTGCAGCTCGCCGATTTCGCCGTTGAAGATCTGCTCCGGAGAAGCATACTTGTGTGCTTCAATCCAGTCCTTGTCATTGCGCAGGTCGTAGGCAATATGGGGATGGACCACGGCTACGTATTTGCCGCCCTGGAAAGTCGGCGCGCCGCCAACCTTCAGGTTCGTCACGGCCTGGTTTACCATGTCCGCGGTCAGGTTGCAGGTATAGCCGCTGGTGTTGATGGCATAGATCAGGGTCGCCTTGCTGGTGGGCCTGGTCTGCTTCACACCGGAAGAATTGTAAGCATCCGCAAACAGGATGTTTGCGCTTCCCTTCAGCACGTTCCGTACCAGCAAGTCATGGGTCTTGCCGCCCGCAGCGCCCAGCTCTTCAACCGCGCCCGCAATCACGTCGTCCAGCGCGTGCAGCTCAAGCAGGTCAGTCACGGCCACGTATTCGCCGTACTGCGCCAGCGCCACGTTGATGCTGGTCATGCCCAGCTTCTCGCCGGAGGGAATCACGCCCTCAGTCAGCGCGCTGCACAGCGGCAGGGTGTTCCATTTACGCCACTCAATCGTGCGGCCCCGGCGTGCCGGCAGGCCCTGCTTCCGGCCCAGCTGCGCAAAGATCAGCTGGTCACGATGGTTCTCTAACAACTCGGTGTCATAAAAGGTTTTCATGGTCGGGGTCAGGTCATCCGTTCCGCTGAAGGAAGTGGTGGACCCCGTATAAGCGTTCACATAATTACCGGTCGCATTGACCAGTGTTCCCGCGTCATTGAACATCCGCAGGTTCAGGAAAAATTCTTTCATCTCGTTTCGCTCCTTTTCTTTCACGCGACGAAAAGCGTCAGATCACAATCTTTTCTCCCCGTCGCGCTCTTTCGATTAGTCTTTGTCGTTCTTCACGTGTCATTGCTTTCGGGTCAAGCGCTACGTTGGCCGGCTGTCCGGTTTTCATCGCGCCCTCCACGGGGCGTGCGCGGTTCGCCTGCAGCGTCTGGCTCATCTGCTGCTGCGCCCGCTGGAATCCGTAAGCCATTGCCTGGGGCTGCAGCTGGTCATGGTGGATCGCAAAGAACGCGTCACTCACTTTCAGCCCGCTGTTCGGGGCTACCAGCCGCCGGAAGGTTTCATTTTCCATTTCCGTCCGCAGGTCGAAATCCGGATAGATCTTTTTCATTTCCTCCGCCTGCGCTGCAAGGTTCTGGAAATGCTGCCGCAGGAACATCTGTTCCTGGTCCGCCGCTTCCTGCGCCTTCAGCCGCTGGTTCTCGTCCTGCATCTGTTTGTAGGTCTTGTAACCTTCCACAGTCATGCCCATCTCGTTGGCTTCATCTTCGTACAGACTGTCGTCGTCGAGGATCAGCTCCTGCAGCTCGTCCACGCTGTCCACGCCGGCTTTCTGCATCAGCACGTTCAGCATCGGCTGCATTTTGTTCAGCACTTCGTTTGCATCCGCCTGGTTCTTAAACCGGTCCTGCACCGCCGCCTGAACATCCCGGGCATACTGTTCCTTAAACCTTCCCTTTTTCGCTTCAACCCATTCGTCGTCCAGGCTCTTTTCCGCCGGTTCGGGTTCCGTTTCCTGCTGGATATTTGCGGCTTGCTGCGCCGCCTGCATAACAGGTTCTTCTCCCCGTGCCCTGCGTTTCTTTGCCTGTGCTTCCATCCGCGCGGCGAGACGGTTGTCAACCACGGTGCCGTCGTCCAGCTGTCCCGGTTGAACTACAGCCGCTTCTCCCCCTTCTCCGGTTCCGCCTGCCGGCGCTGCGCTGGCGCCCGCTCCGTCACCGAACATCCGGAGGTTTAACTTGATATATGCCATTTCGGCCCCTTTCTGCCCGTTCGTGGGCGATCCGTTACCTTGTGTATAACACACAGCCCTGCTGTTTGTTAGTCGCATTTATTCCATCGGCCTTGTCGCGTTCTGCACCGTCGCCCGGGCTTTCTTCACGTTGGCCGTTTCCTGGTTGCCTTTTCCGGTAATGCTGTCCGTCTGCTGGATGCTCTGCGTCTTTTCCTCCGCGATGCCGCTTGCCGTCGCGTCCGCCGCAATCCCCTGCAGCACCGGGGCCAGCTGCTCCGCCGTTTCCGGTTCATACTTCGCGCTCAGCTGCAGCGCAATCTGCCCCACCTGCACCAGCGCGTCCATGATCGTCCCCTGCTGCCGGATCCGGTTCATCATCTCGTCCTTGCCGCGGAAGTCCATGCCCTCCATCATCTGCAGGATCGCGTCCGTGTTCTGCGGATTGAACGCGCCCAGGCTGTACATCTGGATCATCAGCTCGTTCTGGCTCAGCTTTGTATACGCTGTTTCCCGCTCGCTCCGCACGTCAATGTCGAATACAGGCTTCCGGAATCCCGGCTCCAGACCGTTGCCGCCTGCAATCTGCTGGTCCTGCAGCCTGGCATTGCTGTACTGCACAAACTTCTCCTGCCCGTTTGCGCCCAGGATCCGGAACCAGCGCGGAATCTCATAGAACTGCCTGATCCGTTCAATCACCAGCGTATAGATCTTGTTCGCCGCCCTGTAGCTGCTGCGGCTTGAGTCCTTGCTGCCGCGTCCGCTCTGCTCCTGCAGCGCTGCAATCGCGCTGGCCGCGGTCACGCCCGCCGGCGTCCCGCCGTTCTGCACGTCTGTATTTCCGCTCACAAATTTCAGCTCGTCAATCTTCCTGCTCAGCATCTCCAGCGCATTGCCCTGTATGCCGGTCGTCTGAATCTGCCGCAGGCTCTGCTCGCCCAGTCCTCCGCCGGTATGCACAAACGGCCTGCTCCAGTCCGCGTATTCGTCTTCGTTAATCTGTCCGTCTGTCTGGATAAACCACCTGGGCGTGCTTGTCACCACCGCGTTCTGCACCATCGCCTGGTTCAGTGTGTCAATGTCCGTCTGCGCATCCCGGCAGATATCAATCAGCCCGTATCCCGCCGGGCTTCCATGCACCGGATACAGCGGATCCAGCACAAACGGATAGTCACCGTCCGCATACAGCCCTTCTATCTCGCCGTTGTTCTCCGTGCTGTACAGCACAATATGGTTTACAAACTGGCAGTAATGCAGCACCTTCTTCGGCCCGTTCCACTTGTGATAGTACCAGTCCACCAGCACGCTCTTCCCGTCCACGCTCACGCTGTCGTCCTTTCGGTACTCCGCCGGCTTCAGGTACGCGTTCTTCAGCCTGCCCGCCAGCTGCGGATACTGTTCCTCCAGCTGCTGGCTGTCCACAATCTGCACATAGAACACGTTCTGGCTGTCCTGGATATCCTCCACGCCCGGCTCCCAGTACAGGTTCAGCAAATTGATGTTCCGGATGCTGATATCCCCGATGCCGCCCAGCTTCGTTTTGTCCCAGCCAATGTGATACGCGCCCGTTCCTTCCTGGAACTTCTGCCACATCGCCTTGCTGTATTCGTCTTCAAACCCGTTCATTGTCAGCACCACTGGGATAATCTCGCTCAGCATCTGCGCTTCCGGCTTGTCCTCTTCCATCCGCGGCAGGATTACCGGCTCCGGGTATGCGTCCATCGCTTCCGCATGTTTGCCAACCACACAGGACCACAGCCACGCCGTCGCGCTCTTTATGATCGTCGCGCCCTTCGTTCCCCTGGCGTTTTCAATCTGCTGCCAGTTGCGGATCTTCCACCAGTCCTGCGCATTGATAATCCGCCGGTCCACGCTGGCCTTGCCCGCCTTGTATTTCATCAGGATCTTCTCCGCTTCAATCAGGCGGTTCTCGTCAATCATCCCCTGCGGCTGCTGCGGATCCATCCCTCCGCCAGCCTGCGCAGCCAGCGCCCGCGCGCCCATCTTTGCGCCCAGGTTGTATGCTTCCTCTTCCTCCCCGGTCCTGATGGCGCGCTGCTCCCGCATCGGCATCTCAGGCATCCCGCCTGCCGGCATACCCTGCGGCATACCCTGCGGCATCAGTCCGCCTGTCGTTCCCTGTTCCGGCTGCATCTCCGGCCTGCCCATCATGCGGGCCATCTGCGGATCCTGCAGCTGCCTTTTCCGTCTGATTTCGCTCATTTTGTTCCCTCCTTATCCGGCAGTATTCTTTCGCCGTCCCATATCATTGTCACGCTTTCCGGGTGGCACTTCGCCATCATCTCCAGCCCGTCGCCGTAATTCCGGAATCTGTGCCGTATCATCGTTTCCGCCCACTGCTCCGGTATGATCAGCAGGAAATAGTCCCCCGGTTCATCCCGATACTGGATGCTGCGCAGCGCGCCCTCCGCGTTGTCCATCTTGCTCACGCAGTACACCAGCCCCTGTGCAATCGCGCTCACCGCGCTGCAGATCAGGCTGTGGTCGTCGTGTTCCTCCGCCGTCGCGTGCCCTTTAATCTGCAGCTTCATCCTGCTGGTATTCATGTAGATCTCTATCATCGCCTGTCCATCCTCCTTACAAACTGGTCCAGCGGGTCTGCGTTCCACGCCGGCTGCTGCTTCTCTTCCGGCAGCAGCGGCTTTACCTTTCTCAGCTGGCAAAAATACCGGCACTCGTCTGCGGCATGGTCTTCCCCGCTGGTATCAAGATCCTCCGTCTTGTGCTTGTCATACTCCAGCGTCGTGATCGTCCGGATAAAGTTGCGGCACGTTTTAAACACGTACATCCGCGGATATCCCGCGTCGTCAAAGGCCAGCCTGTAATGGATCTGCATCCATCCCGGGATCCGCGCATTGTCCGCCGGCTGAAAGAAGATGCCGTGCTTTCCTGCCGTTTCCGCAAAGCTGATTCCGCTTTCCGCGTCCCAGATCGCGGGATCAGCCACGCCGATTATCTGCCTGCCCTTCAGGTACGGGTGTTCCTGTTCATGCTTTGCAATCTCGCTGAATACCCTGTCCGGATCCCACTTCACGCCCTGGTCCGGTATCGGTTCACCGTTTGAATACTCCACGCCGTACAGCTCGTCTATCCGGTACACCGTGCCGTCCTCATCCTCTGTCCACCAGCCGCAGCTGAACGGCCTGGCATATCCCCAGTCAAAGCTCCGGTAGATCTTCCAGTGCGCCCTCGGGGTAAACGGCTCTATTACGTGCGTCCATTTCCGGTCCGCATAATGCTCCGGATCGTTCCGGAAGTCTTCAAAGTACATCCCTTCAAAGATATTCCAGTCCCCGTATAGCCAGGCTTTCCGCAGCTTCGGCGGCAGGTTCTTCAGAAAGGTAATGTATTCCGGGCTTGCTTCCATCAGCGCTTTGTTGTCCATCACCAGCGACTGAATAAATGTATAGTCCTCCGCGTTCTCCCCTTCCCGGAAATCCCTGTCCACAAACAGGCGCTTGATATATTGATGACTCGGCCCGCCCGGGTTGCATGTGTAATAGATCCGCTTCGGGAAATCATTCACACCGCGGCAGCAGCTGGCAATAATCCGCAGCCAGCTCTCCTGGAACTGTGTCGCTTCGTCAATGAAGATCACGTCATATTCCACGCCCTGGTACTTCATCTCGTCCTTGTCGCTGTCGTAAAACTCAAACGTGATTGTGCTGCCGTTTGGGAATATGAACTTTCGTTCCTGCTGGTTGTACTTTGCCAGTCCTTTCAGCAGCTGCTTCAGCGGCTCAATGTGGTTGTTCCTCAGCTCCACCAGCGTCCGCCGGACGATCAGGATCTTGATCCCGGGCCATCTGTTTGCCAGCAGTATCGCTTTTGCCCTGATCCCCCAGCTTTTCCCTCCGCCCCGCGCTCCGCCAAACGCAACATATTTGCATTTGGCCAGCATGAATCTCAGCTGTTTCCGGTTCGGTTTGAACTCAATCACTCGCATTTTTCCGGTTTCGTCTATGTGATTGAGTTTTACTGCTTCACTCATCCAGCGCCAGTTCCTCTCCGTCGTCGCCTTCGATCACTATGCGGATCATCGTGTTCTCCGCTGCCGTCTTTGCCGCTGCCTTCTCCGCCTGTTCCTCCGCGAACTTCTCGCGCTCCAGCTTCTGCTTGTCCCGCAGCGCTTCAATCTTCGCCCGGTCAATCTCTGTCGGCACGTTGTACAGGTCCCGTTTTGTCTGCACCACCTGGGCAATTGCTTTCGTCAGGCTTTCCACGCCGCGCAGATCGTCATACCGGTTCGGCGGCTGGCTCTGCACAAACGTGATCAGGTTGTCCAGCACGTCGCCCATCCGGTCGTTCACCCGGGCAATCAGCTCAAATTCCTTCGCGCGCGCGTCGCACACGCGCTCAAGCACTTTTTGTTCAACGTCTGTATCAAGTTTGCTCTTTCGTTTTCGCCAGCCTTCATTAGCTGCGCGCTTCCGGATATTGCTTGCGCTGATTTCGTATTTTTCCGCCAGCTTCTGGTATGTCGTCTTGCCTTTTACGTACTCAATCCGGATCTTCCGCCACTCCGCTGTCGTCAGCTGCTTTGCTTTTTTTCGCTGGCTGACTTTTTTACTTGACGGCTGCTTGACTGACTTCACCGTTTTACTTGACGGCTGCTTGATTGTTTTCTTTTTTCCGGTCCCCGCTTTCGCCGGCGTCCGGCCCATATAAAAAAGCCCTCCCTTCGATGTTCTGTCTTAATCGTATCGAAAGGAGGGCGTTTTGTTAGTCGCAGACAGTTTGTGCTTTTTTATTCTTCTTTTTCCTCAGGAAATTTATCGTAAATTCTATCCAGCATGATCATGGCTGCTTCTGTCAATCCCCGTCTGTAACCATATTCAAAACTCGCTTCATCATTTACAAACATCTTCACTGTGTTTTCTTCCATCCTCTTCAATTCACCTATTTCATTTATGATCTCAACCCTTATTCCGTAAACAAACTGCTTTACTTCTTTCTTTTTCATGCTTTCATTCCTCCTCCGGCCATTTCCAGTGTTGGATGCTGCAATACATCTCGCAGCGCTTATAGCTCTTTTCGCAGTAATTCGCCTGGTGCCACGCCTTTTCATCCTGTGTCCCAAAGCTGTGGCACATCTTGCATCCCTCAATCAGTCCTTCGCAGACGATCTCCCGCCTGCCGTGCGCAATAAAGAACGGGCAGCATATGTTCCCCGTGTCCGCCGTCGTGCTGATCCTGTTCCGCTCGCTCATTGGATCCTCCGCATTACGCAGCGAATGTATACTCCGTCCACCACGTCGCTGTATGCCACCTGGCAGTATTCCAGGCTGTATCCCGGATATACCTTTTCCATGATCTCATACGCCGTCGTGTTGAAATGCTGCGCTACCAGCTTCACCTTCCGGTTGCTCATCCTG